CCCGCGCGATCACCTGCGTATTAGACATACTTGGGAGCCTCCTAACATTATTGCATTAGGTAGGCAAAGCGTCATGCTTAGTAGCATAAAACAATCTGTTATACTATATTGTATCACTGCTTTGATTTGGTCTTGCTCTTAGCGTTAGTGATATGTTCTTGTACTGTAGCTTTACTAGGGATACTTACAATAGTATGACCTAATGATTTCATCTTACGTTGCAGTACAATATTCTCACCGTGATGAAGGATAGCACTCACTCTATTCATACCGCAGCCCATTAGCTTGCCGATCTCACGGTATGTCATGCCTTTAACTCTGTTGTGATAGGCTCTCTCGCAGTCGTAGGTATCAATCCACTTAGCAGTCTCTTCTTCCTCGGTAATAGTCTCAAGCTTATCGGGATACTTCATCCAGCCTTTAGCAATAGCACTCAGCACAAGCTTAGGTGCTTGATTCAAAAGAGATAGTTTTCTCTGTGATTCAAGCAGATCATCTTTGGAGATCTCACCTTCTTGGACCTGACGAGTAAGGTATTTCTGTACGCCTCCCATATTACTGTTGGTTCTTTTCTTGTATCGCTTCGATCTGGTTGAGCAGATCAACGATGGAGTTATTGGATTGGATTAGCTCCATCTCAAGCTTACGAGCTAATGCGAATACAACGGTTAGCGTTAATATCGGGTAATGCTTCCTAAGCTTCTCAATCTCAGCGTCACAGCGTGGAGTTGCTGACTTAGTATCTTCAAAGAACTCTGCGGTAGTTGTCATGGTGTTAAATGGTTTGTTGTATATCAAAAGGGAATGTCATCTTCAGGTCCAAGAGGATCGGTAGCAGATACCTTCTTGGTTGCTTGCTTAGGCTCACGGTTGGCTGTCTCTACATAGTTACCGAGGATTGGACCTTTATGTCCATCTTGTCTAGCTTGCTTAGAGACAGACTGAACTATCATCCCATCGTTACCGTACTGGTCACGGCCAGCCTTATTGGTAATGAGAGCAATGTCCAAATATGTTCCAGCCTTACCTTTGAATAGGTGGGTCTTGTCTACTTTAGTAACGTCAATCTTTCCGGTGATCATGGTGTTTATGTTGGACTTAGGTCCGGTGATAGGTTGGCAGACTTGTTTAGGGGAGTCAACCTGTCGTTAGGTTTTTAAACTTAAGTATCCATACCGCCCTCAGAGAAGCGGCAGAACTGTCCATCGTAGAAGAGTTTTACCAGTCCGCACTCACCATCTCGCTGCTTGGCGATCACAATGGTTGCTTCTCCTTTAGGCTCTCGGCGGTCTCGGTCTAAGAGCATGACGCAATCCGCATCACGCTCAATCTGACCGGAGTCAGCGAGATCGGTCAGTCTGGGCTGTCTTCCCTTATCCTTCTCGTTCTCTCGGTTCAACTGAGCGAGACACAACATCGCAACTCCAGTTTGGACGGCAATGTCTTTGAGCTTACCGCTGACCTCTGCGACCTCGTAGGTGCGTTTTTCTGCTCGGTCTGCGGCTTTGATCTTCTGAAGGTAATCGATGATCACCAACTTAACTCCATGCTTCCGCACCGCTCGACGGATGTTTGCGGTGATGGAGGCAATGCTTTGAGAGCTAGATCCATCGAGGAACCATAACGGACTAGAAGCAATCTTGGCAGACGCTCCACTCATCGAGCGCATATCACCTTCGGAAAGATCACCGCTTTTTAGGTTTTGCATTGGCACTCCACCAATAGAAGCGACTGATCTTCGGAAGATTGATTCCTTACTCATCTCAAGCGATATGAATAAGGTTGGCACTCTTGCTTGTATTGCTGCGGCTTCTGCTATTGCAATGGCAATTGCAGTTTTACCGATAGAGGGACGAGCAGCAATGATTGCCATCTCTCGCAACTGCAAACCATCAGTCATCTGGTCCAGCCGGTAGAATCCAGTCGTAATCCCGCTCAACGTACCTTTGCGAGCAAATCGCTCCTGCATCTGGTCGATAAACGTACCGGCAACTTGCTTTGAGGTTGAGAGAGTCTCGCGGGATAGCTCAATGCTGAGTCCAGACTCGGCATTAGAGACGATTTGATCCGGCTGGAGGGTCAGGACAGCGGATTCGCGAATCAAGCGGTCTCCGGTCAATCGTAGCTGGCGACGATGAGCGGCTTCGGTGATGCCTTTGACGTAGTTGGGCAGATTGGCTGGTGATGGGCAGACTTCCATCGCTTTGTTCCAGTCTTCAAACGGGATAGATTGGTTGCCGTTAAGCTTTTTCCATTCCTTACCAAGCTCGGGTAATGATATTTGGCGGTTCTGTTGGCTTAGAGATCTAATCGTCTCATATGTGTCTCTAAGCGTATTGGTCTCTATCCATTCGCTTTTAACTTCAGCGAATGCATCAGCGCAAGTGTCGAGGGTTCCGGTTAGACAAGCTCCAATGAGACCAAACTCGTCGTCTTCAGCGAAGAAAGCGTCGTTCACAGAGAATCCTTCCAGTCAATCTGCTTCTTTGTAACAGGTTCGACGATCAACGTTTGTTGTCTTTCGTTCTGGTTTCTCTTCCAATTTCTAAGAGCGGGTTTCCAAGACTTCATCTTTGCTTTTCCAACGAGCCAACCTTTTGACTCGTAGTAGTCAACAAACTTTGGAGCTTCTAAAAGTGAAAGTTCGATCCTTACACACTCAGCTTGGACCTCTTCAACCGTAGGAGTTGTAAAGTGTGAGCGTTGCGACTTTGGAGCAATGCTCTCTTCTTTATTATTAGGAGTAGGAGTAGGAGAAGGAGAGTTGACTTTCGGTTGCAACCGAATTTCAACCGTGGTTGAACCGTTGTTGAATTCCGGTTGGGTATCCGGTTGAACTGCGGTTAAAGCGAGCTTTCTTAATTCTGCGGATTTACGGCCTTTTTGAGATTGTTGCTGTAAGTATCGGTCTTTTTCACTTCTCACTGTCTCAAGTCTTTCATTTCTAAGAAGACCGTCTTCGCACAACCGGAACTTAACCAATACGTCAACCGAGACGCAACCGCCAGTCAACCGCTGTTGCTTTTCGGTTTCAACCGGAATTGAACCACGGTTCCATTGATGGCAGAGGAGTCGGATATATTGACCAACTTCTTCTTGGGACATTTCGAGCGTTCCAGCTAAGAAATCGTCAGCGTAGAACTGAAAGGCTGGAGCCTTACGGGTTTTTTTGTCTTCGTTCATGTAACAAATAGAAACCCCATCCAGTTCGTGGTAGGAACTCGCGAAGAACCAACGCGACGTACACGAAAAGGATGGGGAGAAATTGGTTGAACATGGGTTCTTTTTTGAGTGTCCTCGCTCGCTTCCTACGGCTCGCGCTGACTGCTTACTTCTAAGTCTGGATCTGCGGTTCGTCCAGCACAAACTTATCAAAGAACTCAGCCTTCGGTCGAACGTAGAAGATCTCCCCTCGCTGGTAGATCACGCAGAGCCTCTTGGTCTCACCGATCCTTAGTTGCGCTTCGGCTACAAACTCAACCACAACGGTTGGCTTGGTCTTTGACAGGTATTTCATCTATTGGCTTGTAGTGTGGTGTTGGGTAATTCCCGCGAGTTTTAGTATCAATGCGAAACTTCTTGGTTTCCATCAATCCAAGCTTCACTGACTTGTTGAGTACGAGTCCGGCAGCGTTAGGGGACAGCTTCCAAAGATCAGACCATTCGTTAGCGGTCAACCATCCATCTGGGACGCTCTCTGCTTGATGTTGGATTGCTGCCCTCAGCCGCTTTAAAAGCTCGGCAGATGCCAATTCTGTTCGTTCTGAGGCCATTGGTGCAGGTATAGTTGCGCTGAGTTGTCTGTGTATTCTCCAAATACGATCCCGTGAGACCAAGCTAACGTTGATCGTCGTTTTCCTGCGTAATCCATTGACGGAATATCCGCCAAAGTTCCGACACAAAAGCCAATTGGATTTGACTGGTTGCGACCAGTCGCTTGACCGGCTCGATGAGCATGAGCCACAACACAGTTACCAAATGTCTCGGCTGAATCACGAATGAAGTTTTCCCCATAGAGCACTCCATGTCCCCAACGAAAACCGCCCAACTTATAGAATGATCTTTGAAGACAATCATTGTGTTCAATAAAGGTATGGCAGTGTTTGTTAATAGGCTCAACCATTCGTTCCCATACAGCCTCCGCAAATCCTCTTACAACAGCGTTATGATGATTGAGATACTTCTTAGCTCGCTCATCGTGATTTCCTAAAGTGAACACCGTTGGACGCAACTCATTGAGAAACTTTACTCCCTCTTGAACATCATCAAGATAGTCGTCCGCTTGATCCGAGTCGTTCGGGTTTTGGAGTGAGCCAGATCGCAATGAGGCAAGATCGAATGCGTCCCCTAAATGGATTATCTCGTCTGGTTTGAATTTCTCGCGGAACAACAGCACCGCAGCGAGTGCATCTTGATTGGCTCGGCTCCCATGACTGCAACCAATCGCCATGACTCGACGGTGGTGCTGAGTAATGTTCACAATTGGCAATAATCATAAAAGAAGAGCAAAATCAAGACACACTCGCGTTGATTAGGTTAATTCAAGCGCAACTTATTGCTACGAACACTCCAAACCCAAAAGTAAGAAACACGATACTTAGCAGCTAACTGTTTGTTAGTCATGCTCTTGTCAGCTTGTCGCACCGCATCGACAATCTGCTGCGGTATCTTGAGTCCCTTTGGTCGTCCCCTTCCACGCTTAGGGCTGCGTTTGGACTTAAGAGTTCTCGGAGCCTCTTTGGTTTCCAGCGTCTTGTGGACCCCAAGCAATCTGGATATCCCGCTTTTGATTTCGTTGAGTATGTTCATTTTCTGGTCTTATTGTGTCTGATTTTGTGTATCCAACCTATGCTGACTGCGTAGTCTTCTTTAATTTGTCTGTATGTTTTGTTGTTCTGAAGGTCTTCTAATACTTCTAGCACTACTGCTTGTGGTATATGTCCGCGCTTTGGTATGTATGATTCCGATCTTATTGTCATTCGGTTTTAGATTTACTGTCTCTTATGTCCCATATGGTTGAAGATGAGATCCCGTATTTCTTAGCTAACTCTCGGCAAGTGTAGCTTGAATGCTCTTCTAAAATAGCTTTGCGGATATCTGCGGGAACAGTTTCGTATCTCCGATAGCGTTTGATTTTAGTCTTTTTTAATGGAGCGACGACACCAAGCATCTTCTCCATTGATTCCTTTGATAGACCTAATTTTTCAAGCAAGCTCACGGCTTTGCCTCCCGCCACAGCAGCAGATCCGCTCGCATTGCGTCGTTCTCGGTTTCGAGTTGCGTGATGCGGTCTTCTATTTTACGGACCTCCAGAGCAATTTTGCGCAGTGAGTTTTTATCACACAGGCCAAACGGATCTTCCGCTATGTAAAGCAGTCGTTGTTCAATGTTCACGGCTTATCCTCTTTCTTATGGGCATTGTTGTAGTTTTTCCATGCTGCAATTTCCAGCCTCTTGATGAGTTCCTTTAACCGCAGATTCTCCTCATCAAGCAGTTGTTGCTGACGGATGATTGAGTTTGCTGCGTTGAGTTCGCGTTCCAGCCTTCGGCATAGCATACCGAGGTCGGCTATGTTGTGCGGGGTTGAGTCTGATATTGGGGTTTCGCTCACTTGCACTCCTTCCATTTGAAAGCTGGCTTCCCACTCTGATCGGCCACCCATTCGGCATGGCCTTTTAGCACGGCTTCTTTTTGTACTTTATCAATTCCCCCAACGAATCCAATTCGGTTTGATGAAGCAAAGCAACCGATTATAACCGAAACAACTATTGATATAATAAGAGGAAGGTTGTCTTTCATTTCGCCTTCTCCCTCGCTTTGAGCATCGCGTCGGCCAGTTGATATGATGCTTTGGCGGCATATTCCTCTTGCCAGTTTTGTTGTGTGCAGCTTGCAATCATTCCCTGTAAAGCCTTCCCTGCGAAGTAGTCGCGCAGGGTCATGCCTCCTTTGATCGTAAATTGCGGACCGATACTTCCGATTGGCTCACTGTAATAGACGCATGGAAACGCCGGTCCTCCGTCGTTGATTAGTGCGCTCACGGCTTTGCCTCCTTGGCTTTGCGCCATCTATTGCTGGAGTAATAATCACTGCAATATTTTTCCATCTCATCTCCAGCCTCTTCCAGCCGCTTGATGCGGTCTTGTAACCCACGCACAACAACCACTCCCTGCTCTATGTCATCGGTTCCAAGCAATTCGCGGAAGTCTTCGCGGAGGTTGATCTTTTGATCGGCTTGCAATCGTGCAGTGTCGCGCTCTGCAATGAGCAGTCGAATGCGATCATGGGCATCGGCCAATTCGTGTTCTAGCTCTACAAGATAGCTCGGCATGGTTTGTTTGTTGTTCATGTTGCCATCTCCTTATCTAGCCACTCCCTAATAATCTTATCAGTTAGATGCTGGCTTTTGATTCCTTCCTTCTTGCAGTACTGCTTAAGCTTTTTGTGGGTATCTTCTGATATTAGAATGGTCTTCTTCATAGATGCTTTTTGACTTTGTTCCAGTAACTTACGGTCGCTGACTTCCGATGACCAGTAGGTCCGCCGTTCCAAATCCGCGCGGCTTCCTCGTTAGTCTTACCGGCAGCGTACCGGCTGAGATAAATCTCGCAAACTCGACGAGCCGCAACTCGATTTGTCATTTGGGCGTGAGTGTAGCTGGTGCCAGCGATCCGGTTTGCGTCCACTACAACCGCTCGGTGGATCTGGAGCGCACCGATAGCCAGTCCTGCGTCTCCAACGGCGTTGTCTCGTCCGTTAGACTCCACGGTAATCAGAGCCGCGATCAAAGGTCCAAGATTCACTTGGTCCCTTTCATCCAAGCCGCTGCTTTGGCTTGGTAGAGTTCTTCCGCTGAAAGCAGTCGGCCAGAGTTGTCGGTGATCCCGATTAGCTCCCGAGTATGGAGCCAGACCTCCCGCGCTCTAAGAGCTTCAAGGATGCTGCTGTGCTGGCTTAACGACTTACTGTTCCGATCTTTGCAATGGTATCGCATGGTATTTAATGGTGTTGATGGTTTTAGTTGAGAATCTCACAAGCGGAGAGCCGCTTCTTGGCTCCTACCTCGCGGCAGGAGATCCCTCTGCCGTTGAACCGCTGACGACTGGCTCCAGTGCGGCTCATCTGAGACTTAGGAGACTCTCCGTTGATCTCTAGCACCTCGACAACCAGAGCCATCTTCTCAGAGGTCTTGGTTGCGGTTGCTTTGATGGTAACTCCTCGCCAACCGGCAGGAGTGTAAACGGATGCGGTGTATTTGATTTCGATGGTCATGGTATTTGATGGTTTTAAGCGTTTAACGTATGCGCTCCCCACGTTCAGATTGTTATGCGGTGAAAACGACTGCTTCTCCTTCAATTTGAAACTGGATTTTTCCGGTAAGCAGTTGAGTGGCTATTGACTGAGGAAGGCTGTACCCTTCAACAAGAAGGTTGAGGCTCCACCTTGGCTCAAATGAGAACTGTTCCTTAGCCATCTTGATTATGCTTGGAGTGTAGACCAACTCGGTTGAGTTCAGTCGATAAGTATTCATGGTATTTGATGGATTGAGTTATGGTTTGTTGCGCGTTGGAGAGTCGCGCCCCTCTGGGAAATTAGACGTACTTGTTTTTGATGCAGTAGGAGACCAGATTCGCTCGGCTCCCTTCGATTGCCTTTCCGGTGAACCGTCCGTTGCGATCAATCTGGTTAATGTAGCTGACTGTCTTTCCGTCTCGGTTGATCTGTCCGATCAGATTCTCCGCTGCTGCTTCCTTCTTCTCAATCCGGTCCATGTAGCGGTCTTCGGCAGCAACTCGGCGGTTAGACTTAGCGTTTAGGAGGGCTTCTAGTTCGCAGATTTCGTTCATCGTATTCTTTCGGTTTCTTCGTCGGCTCGTTGCCTTCGATGAGTAGAGTTAAACCCATCGTTGGGTTATCCGCAACAGAAATCTGCAACTTTCTTCAGATTTATTTCAGAGGCTCTAAAATCAGCGAAATGCTGAGGAAATCGCGGTGTTTCGTGCGGTGAAATCACCTGTCGCAGGATCTCCCTGCGTACCATTCCGCGATTTCTGAGAGGCTAGTCAGCCGAGATTCTCACAGCGCATCCAACGGCTTGGAGCGCGTAGGTTTTCGTAGCGGTAATTTGGCAGATTTGCGAGTCATCCAGCCAGACCCGTTGAGTGTCGGTGATCGCATCGGTGACGGCTTTGATCAGGTTGTCCAAGTCTGGTTTTTTGCAATGCCAGACTGGTGATTTTGCTTTTGGTGTCCCGTATTTGGTCAGATGCGCTTTGGGTCTCGGCAGGAAGAAGTCTAGCTGGATGCGAACAACTCCCGCTATAATTGATTCTGGAGCGTTTGCGACGGCTTGTCTGCGGACCTCTTGCTTCCAGATCTCCGCTCCGTCTGGCGTGTAAACTCCAGCATGACCTCCGCGAACAAAGGCTTTTACCCTCGGTTGAGCTTTTGGGATTCCCGCGCAAAAGAAGCTAAGATTCATGACCTGAAGGGATGATTTCGCTGATGCGTCCGGTGACCCGAGGGTTGGCGTACCACCATCCGGTTGAACTTTTGTCCGCTACCGCATCGCAATCGCCGTCAAACATCACGTGCGTCCCTTCGATGAGCAGATTTACAGCGTCCATATCCTCGTGATCAAACGAGCGAAAAGTGACCCGTTGAGCGTAGGCTTTGCCGTTGCCCAACGTGCGTTTTTCAAACTCGATTACGGCAATCAGGAACTGTTTGCCATCGTCGGTCGTGATGATTTCAGCGTCACTGTGGAGCCGTCCAAAGCCTCTGGCCCATAAATGTCTCATCGCGTGTAGCTCTCCAGTCGAGCAGGTGAGTAGGAGGGAGATTTAACGATCTTGCCATCGCTCCTGCGGACAATGTGGCGGTTGTCCCCAACTCGCGTTGACCGGCTGTCAGCAGGGATGGAGTCGATCTCGTCGTCAGACCAGCATTTGCTCATGTTGCTGCGGTGGATTTCCGTAAATGCTGCATCGACTTGATGCGGGGAAAAGCCAGCGGCTAGCGCGGCGCCGTACACCACATAGAGAAGGTCACCAACAGCATCGAGGTACTCTTTCGGGTTGGTTGCTTCAGCCAACTCCTGAGCCTCCTCGTCGATGAGCCGGTATCGTAGATTTTGCGTCACCGGATCTGGGAGGACAGGAATCTTAGGGACAAGCTGTTGGTAGGTACGCATAAACTCGCGCACCAGTTCCATTGGATGAGTTTGATTCATTTGATTCTGGTCAATATGGGCTGTCCGGTTTTGCTTTCAGTGCAACCGTCGAGGAGCGCGGCTAGTTTGCCTTCTAGCTCGCGACCTTTGGTTTGAGTTGCGAGTTTGACCGCATCTTTTAGTTTGGTCTTGTTGATCGTGATCGCGGCGGAAAGCTGCTCGTAGGTTCCGAGTTCTAGAAACCGAGAAGCGACTTGTTCAGAGTTGGTGATGGATTCTCGCACCGATCCATCTTTGAGCGTCCATCCTTCGATGGTTTCCCCCTCACTTAGTCTGCGTCGAGCCTCAGACTTACAGGCTTCGATGACAGCCTCAGCTTGAGCCGCTCTGTCGAGGAATTGCGCTAGATGGATGGATGTTAGGGTCGAAGCAATCGCGTCTGCTGTAATGCCTTCTGGAGCGTTTGCGAGTGGTCCGGTGACTGCGAGTTCTCGCGCTTCGGAGCAATAGGGTTTCCCTTTGCAGTACTTGCAAGCGGACTCGCTCGGAGTGCGCGGTTGGTCTGGTTGCATGATCGCGGCCATCAGTGACTGCGACTCACGCACCGCATCCATCAGGTCTCCTAGTTCGTAGGATGCTACGCTCGGAGGTCCAGCTAGAGGTTGGACGATGGCGACCGTGATTGCCTCAAGAGTGAATCCAAAGGACTCATGCAGCAGAGCGACCAAGCAGCGCAACTGGAGGTTTTCCGCTGCGTTCTCGACTGATCCGCGACCGGACTTGTAGTCGATGATTAGAGCGGAATTTCCTTCGACGTAGACGACATCTGGCTTGCCGCTCCAGAGCCGTTTGTCTTCTTGACCCAGACCGTAGTTCTGGAGCGACCAAAGCCGTTTCTCGCGGAAGACTTGCGGCTCCTCGGTGGAGGTTGAGAACACTTGTTTGACCAACTCCAACTCCTGCTCACGGCAGCGTTCGATGATGTAAGTCTCGTCTGTCGTTAGATTCTCAACCGGCTCCAGCCCCAGAGCGGCATGGATGCGGTTGCCGGTCGCAGCGTCAGCGGTTGACTCGGTCTCTGCGATTGCCTTCTCCAACTGCCAACTCCCCAAACAAGCGGCGTACCGGCTGGCTGCTGATGCGCTCGGGAGACCATTACGCTCGTCACTCATTGGACTTCCCTTCGTGCAAGATGGCTTCGGTAGGTTGAACCGTAGCGGTGGGGATCGGGTTATTCTCGGGGAGATACTCGTTAGGCTGGATCTCGACTTTAGGCTCCAATTTGCTTCTGAAGATTGGACGGCTCGGAGTCACGTTGACTTGCACCTGAGGGACAGCCTCCTCATCGTCTACGATCCCGCTGAATCCAAACGCTACGCGAGCGCATTGAATCAGAGCTTTGTGGCGCAACATCCTGCGAGGATTTACCTTCCACGGCTCCGTTGAGCGGTTGCACTCGCTGAAATACTCAGTCACCTCCACCGGATGAGACCGCTCTTTGTGGTGGATTGTAGCGGTGACCGAGAACGGTTTGCCGTCTTTGTCCTCGGTCTTGAACTCGATGCCGTCAAACTGCGGATGCGAGTTCATCATCTTGATCCATCCATCGACGGAAACCACCGGCTGGATTCCGCCGTTGCGAGCGGGAAAAGCGTAGATTTCGCGGGTAAACGGGTTGAGTCCGTATTGGTTAGCGACCACCACAAACGAGAGCATTTCCTCGTTCGTTGCTTTGGGCATCAACGTAGCCCTCAGCGTCTCTAAAAGCTTGGCTGGCTCAACGTTGAATTTGCTCGCCATTACGGCCAGCGCGGACTGCTTCGTCTGAGGTATTAGTTCGTTTTTCATAGGTTTTCGGTCTACCTCCACGCTTTCCGTTTGTGCGGGATGCGGAGGCTTTTGCCGTTGATTTGGATGCTCCCAACTCCTTCGCGATTTCGCGGAGACTTGCGGCAAAAATGCAGTTGCAGGAGGGACATTTCATCGACAGGAGAACCGATAACCTATCGGTGGGTTTCTGTCAACCAACATCCAAGTCAACGAGTCGAATCGTCCGGTAGAGATCGCCGTTAGTTACGTCAACGTAGCTGGCTCCAATGACCGTCTCCCCAAATCCGTAGGAGCGCATAGGTCTCCACACTGTTGCCGGTGTAATTATTCCGCCAGATGCACCAATCACTTGATTGCTGCAGTCAAAGTTAAAGGAGTTAAATCCTTTGGATCTACAATAAGTCGCAAGCTCGGTTTGACTTACAACCCAATAGTATTGAGATATAACGGTGTCATACAGTTTTTTAGCTTGAACACCATTGGCTAGAAACGAGTTGTATTGATTTTCATCAATAAAGAAACACGGTCCCTCTGATAGATCCAAACAAGTTGTTGTGGTATCTTTTGGAATCAAATCTCCAAGAATTGATGGCGATAGTATTCCTGAAGCGTTAAATTTATAAATCGGACATCTAATCTCACCGTGAGCCAATGGAACCGCTCGATTCCATCCGGCAACGTGCGCTTCTAACAAGTTCCAAAGGAATGCGGATTTTGGAATCTTATGATAGAAATTGCCTATGTTGTTATAAACGTTAGCCCCTGAGTTATAAGGAAGATCAAAATAAGTGGTTGCACCCCACCTAATGTCTGCAATATAGGCTTGCTCGGTTGATGTAACAGAAACTTGAGTGTACCAAGGAGCCAAACAAGCCATTGCAGGGTTGTTCCTGTCTTTGAATACATCATCAGCAACACCATTGCTTTGCACCGTCTGATTTGGCTTGCCAAGTATTCTGACAGAAGCATCAACACCGCCTTTGCCTCCCCACTTATTGATCCAGAAATCAGATCCAAATACATTGGTTATGGCCGGAACCAGCGGATCGGTTGTGAATACTCGCTCAAGATTAGAATCGTAGACGCTGCTTGAGAAACCCCAAGGTCCACCAGAAGGAACGTAAGCGCAATTGACTGCTGGATAAGAGCTTGCACTTCCAATTGCGGTTCCAATCTGCGGGAAAACGTAACCATACATACCGCTGTAGTTGCTCGGCTGTGCAATTATGTAGGTCTTCTTAGCTGATATGTATGGAGTCCCAATCCATGCACCAACGCCAAATCCTTTTGGCCTTAAATCTGTCCGCAACTCTATTACGTTTGCGGTTCTCTCGTAGTTTGGTATATCGCTAAAAGCGTTGGCATCATAATTTTCAATCCCTCTAGCCGTTGACGCTACTACTTGTAATCCAATTGGAGTTAACCTGACAATCCCAACCTTTTCCTCTGGTATATCAACTACATCGTCATAATTGACGAGAAATCCTTCTTCTACTGCAATGCGTCTGCGGAGATCTCGCATTGTCTCCATCCATGTTGGAATGTTACCGGCTTGCCATTGAGTTGCTGCATTAGGCGAAGCTACATCTTGAGTGTAATAGTATTCTGGATAACCGATTAAAATGTTAGTACTTGTCGGATTGATTTGCCAAAAAGGATCAGACGCGCCAAAGAACACGTTGCAATCAATAGGATAGATCCGAATGATTGCATTAGGTCTTTTAGTGGTCATCACTAAAACATCTCCGCTTACTTGTACATTAATTCCTATGCGATTAAGTTGCTCGGTAAATAGCGTAACACCAGTAAAAACTGTTATGTAATCTTCAAATACAGCATTAGTCAGACTGCTGTAAATCTGAACCCTAGCGCGTCCCCAAGTGAAGATTGCATCACCAATAAAAGTGTTTGCATCAGATGGGTCCGCATATTCTGGATACATTGTGCGGATATCGTGCATATATCGCGCATCTACCCAAGCTCCCATCGCTCGCATCCACTGGAGAGCAATAAATGGATTGGCAATGTTGTTAGCTTTGGCAGATCGCTCCATACAAACAGACAGCGAGTCTGGCTGTCCGTACATTGGCGGACCACCGGCAAAGTAAGGAACGTCTCCAGCGACGTAAGGGAAGAAGTAAACGCAAGGAGTACCATCACGCCAAGTCGAGAGCCAAGTACCGTCAGCGCGTCTCCTAAACGATCTGCAACCCATTGCAGGGACCGTCTTGCGTTCAGAAGATTGGTCCGGTAACTGAAGAAATACCGTAATGTCTTTGCTGCCACAGTTGTGGACTCGCCAGCAATCAAACCGCTTGTAGGAATTGAGAATCCTGAAAGTCGAAATACCTTCAATCTTGATCTCAGCGACAGCGGTCTTGTGGTTGTGGATTCGACCGGGAGGCAGTGATGGAACCGATCCAACTGAAGAAAAGTAAGATCTAACGTAAGAAAGGTAACCAGAATCCCAATCGTCCCATCCTAAATGGACATCGTAATCAATACCATCAACAGTCCGTTTGTGTAACTCAAAAGACTTTTGTATTGCCTCAATGTTGCAATCATTGGAATTGAATGTTGTAACATATTTATCAAGGTAAACTTGACCGCCTTCTTTATCTTGATATTTGACTTCTAAGTTGGAAAGCTCACTTGCAATCTGAGTTTGAGTCAGAGTACTTCCAGTTACATAGAAGCTTGTGTCGGGATCTCTTGAATAATCGTAACTAACACCGAGAGGTATTTTTGGCGTAAGACCGAGAACATATGGAGTCTTACCGTCTAAAGTTCTGGCGCACTTATTGTCGAATCTCGCGTATAGATCATTGAGATTGCGAGCAGTCCACATCTTTTCGTTTCTATCAATTGCCAATGGCATATCAATAGAACCAAGATTCCTCCGAGGTTGTTACAACTGTTTTTCCAGCTTGCTGCTTTATCTTGAGCGTCGTGCCATTCGGAGTCTGCTCAATCGCTTGATCTGGTCCGGCTACAAGCTGAATCTTGCGGACAACATCAATCAACTGATTAATCGCGCGAGCGTGTTCCGCTTTGATACCACGCTCGGCAACCTTAGATGGTAGTGTAACAGCCATTAGATCTCGCAGAATTGAGCGAAGATTTTGACGCTTGATCCGCTGGTTACTGCTTTCAGATACAGGTTAGCATCAACTCGCGGAATAAGCATGAACTCTCCAGCAGGGATTTGGAACTGATAAGGAGTGGAAACCCCAACATAGACTGCATATTGCAAGTCTAGGTTCTTGATCAACACTTTGTACGGCAAAGAAAGATCTGCAGCAATTTCCAGCAATTCATCAGCAGCGGAACCGATATCTTGGGTATTTTGACCCATATCAGTTCCAGTCATGTTTGATGTAGTGGTAAAAGTCTGCGAGTTGATTGATGCACCATTTTTGGATGCGTACAACCTAGCGGACATTTCGATCTCGTTTGCCATGATTCAGTTGGTTAAATCTCGCAGAACGTCGCTTGAATGGTCACGGCAGAGGTATTCGCTAGGAGATACAACGTCGCGCTAACGTAGGGCATTAGCATCGTCTCACCAGCGGGAATCCGCATCGTGTAAGTGCCAGAGACAAAGCCAAGCTCAACATAGTTGGTATTGTCCAAGTTGGCGATCAGTAGCTTGTAAGGACTAGCTACATCAACCGGAACGTCTAGAGCTTCAACGGTGGTTCCAATCAATTGGGTTTGTGAACCCATATCGACTCCAGCCATCGTCGCGCTCTTGGTGTAGGTTACGCTCGGAAGAAACGCTCCACCTTTGGAAGCGTACAAGCGAGCAGTCATTTGAATTTCGTCAGCCATGTTGTGTTAGGTTAGGTTATCTGAGTAAGCTAGGGTCTACGTCGTAAGGATATGCGAAAAGATCCCAAGCTGCAAACGTCCAAGTCTCGTTGCGTTCAACTTGGTTGGTCTTAATCATCAGCGAGGTTGAGTCGTTTGTTTTAAGCCAAGCCCAAGCTGTTCCAGATGGAGTCAGATTGGGATTCAACGGCGGTCTTGGCATTATGTTTCTTACTGACGCAGGAAACAGGTTATTGTTTGCAAGGACAACTCCAGAATACACCGCCGATATAATCGGTGGAGTTGATGGCAATCCGTTTAGAGCAGAATAAGACGATATCCGAGTCAATGAACAGCGGGAGGTCTGAAAACTAGTCTGACCGCGAGCAAACTTTTTGATCAATTCATAAGCCAAAGGAAATTGGCTTTGTGACATTGGGAGCTTGTTGTTCTTGGGATCATCTCCAGAAGCTCTGACCGCTGAATAGTATTCTTCCTCTGAGATGTATGTTCTGGCCTCGGCTCTTACTTGCGGCAGTTCAAACAAAGAAGCATCAACGTATTCAGTCCTGAACTCGTAACGCTGAGACGGTTCTTCATCTCCTGCCGGTTGCAGAGCGGTAGGATTATTGGTGTTAAAGTTAGTCCCAGAAAAAGTAACCGTTGCTTCAGAGTACGGACCCTTTTCAATAATTTGGTATTTGCCTCCAGCAATAACCCAGTTAACTGAAGCATTACGCAAAGCGTCTTTGCTTCCGCGATATGTGTAAATTATCTGCCTGCCAGTACCATCACCTCCGCTGTATTCGCGGGAAACTTCAATGTATGCAGTATCAACTGGAGTAATGACACTGGTTTTAATCGTAGCCATATCAATCTTCGGTGTTACTTGCGGTCTTACCAGTATTCTTCACAATCATCTTCAATTGAAGAGTTTGTTCAATGGCTTGTCTAATAACTGTATCTTGTGCGCCCTGAAATCCACTGAATCCACCAATGCGAGCAAGAGGATCTTGAGAACCACCAAGCGAAAACTTGTCTCCTTTAACCCTTTCAAACTGCGGTGTTCCTATAGGAGGAGGATTAACTGGTCCTCCAAATGCGGTTTGCCTATCAGCCTCAATTCTCTGTTGCACTATTCTTGACAACGCTTCATCTGACATTTTTCTTTCATATATAGCTTTAGCAGCTTTGTTTGCTCGTTCCCATCTTTGTATGTAATTTTCGGCTGGCTTTGTTAAGCCTTCATTTACCCTTTTAAGAGCCGCAGCCGTTGCTGTAATACCAGATGCAATAACTGGAGCGGCTAGAGTTTTAACAATACGCAACTGCTCATCTAAAAGAGTGTTTGCTTTTGCTAATACATCAATATCACTGCTAGAAATTAAAGTTCTTTGTGATGTAGTGTTGTAATCAGCAAGAGCAGAAGCTGCTGTTTTAAGTTTTAGCCCATAAATCTCAATCATTGCAGCAGTTGTCTCTGCTGACTTTCCAGAGTTCTTGTGAGCTTCTGCTGCTTTAACCGCCCCATCAATTGTGGTCAATTGTATGTCGTACAATTGCTCTGTCGTAAAACCTAAAGATTGAAGTGTCCTTAGCGCGTCTTGATCTCCAGATGTTGCCTTAAGCCTAATTTGTTCAAACTTTGCAAGAACAGATCCAAACTTATCGAAAGTTACTCCAGTTTCTCCGGCTAATATTTGGAGCCTTTGAATCTGGTCAGTCGTTAGATTGAGTTGTTCTGATAAATCTTGGATTTTATCTGCTGACTCAATTACGTTTTTTGTAAAAGCGGCAATCGCTGCAACTGAAAGAGCGGCTCCAAGTTTACTTGCAACCGCTCCTTTAAAAGTGGTTCCAAATCTTTCACCTAATCCCTGAGCGCGTTTGATCCCCATCTCAAATTGAGTGGAATCAATTCCAAGCTTTACCAACATCGAGAGAATACCCATATCAGTTATCTTGTTGGTTTTGCCATATGGCTTCGCTTTGGTCGTCCCACAACTGAACCTGACCCATCATCTCTGCGTGAGCTAGAATCAGCCTTTCTGCGTCACCAAGAGGCATCCTGATAGCGTCGTCTGGTCCAATTCCGATATTGAGACAACCGACAAGCACTCGCTCCGTCCACGGCATTGCGGGACGCTTTGATTTGCTTCCAGCCTCCATCAGCACCTCGGGAGCGGTTGACTGCTCTTTGAGCCACAACTGGAACTTGTCGGACTCAACCATCAGATTCATCCGCTGAATCCGCTTTGACCACAACCATAGGAACAGATCCCTCCAGATGGATTTGATTGATCTAATGGACTCCAGAGGACGCTGTGAGCAAACAAGCACAGCCTCCGCTAGATCGTTAGATGTAATCTCACCACCTAAAACGTAAGGAGATCGAAGTCTTTGCAGCAATATCGCGTGTCCTACAGTGTAGGGGACAAGTCGAACCCCAAGCACCACTGGTGCTGGAGGTCCGCTTTCTGCGAGTATTCTTGCAAGTTCTGACACGATTACAGAGTGATCGCTGCGGTAGCTCCGTTGATACCAGCGTATTTCACGCAAGGGAGGCTCAACATTGCCTTTCCAGACTGAGTAAACTTAAGGCTTCCACCTCCAATGTAGATCCAATCACCGTTGATAGAGTCGCTAACAGTAATAGGTGGCCCCGCAGTGAAGGCTGCTCCGATAGATATCGAATCTGCAACCGTGACGTTTACCCGTCCGTTGCCGTTGGGAATTAACGCAGCAAGTTTAGCGTCACCTGTAGTGGCTCCACTTGGAATAATGTTAAAAGTTGCGGACAAACGATCCCCTGCACTCACATTTGCAATCACTTCGCCAGATGAGTTTTTGATCTGTTCGGTGTCGCATTCATGCGTAATGTCCATGCTCTCAAGAGTCGCAATTCCAGCGACCAAAGGAAGAACGTTTGCGGAATCGTAGACTTTGACGGTAGCTTTAGTCCCGAATACTAGGGCTAGACCTTTTGATGTTGCCATGTTTGTGGGTTGTTAAATCGTGTTTGCTGCTGCGAAAATTGTCATGGATCGCGAGAAAGTTCTAGCTCTTTCGCTTATGTCGTTGATGCCGAAATCGACTGGAACCGCGAATTGCGCGTTGAAGCCTCCTGAGGGATTGGTGTCGAGTGCGTCTAACTCCGTAATGTTGCCGTCAACATAGAGGTATTGCAGGAGATTCTCAAAGATTTGAACAACCGCCAGAGCTTGAGCCTCCGAGGTATCGTCTGCGGACAACTGGAGCGTAGCGGTAATGTCTATCTCGCAAGTGCGGTCTAATGGATGAACAGGAACCGCAGTCGATGCGCGGACAACGATGCGCGGAAAGCTCGGCATCTGATCCTCTAAATCTTGATCCGAAAACGCACCGTGACCATAGCTTGTGAGACAAGTAGGAGTGCCAATCGGAGACGCAGACCAGTCTTCAGCGGCAAGCCAGTCAACTAGAGCGCGTTCTGTTCGTAGAGCTACAGCGTTCATGTGACGGTAATTCCTTTGGATTCAGACCCATCAAAAGCGGCTTGCAGTGCTGCGGCAATGTGGTTCTCAAGCTCACGGGCTTCATCGTTGTAAGCTTGCTGCATGGCTTTGCTGTAGATTCCTTCGACGGTTCCAACCTGATTGTCGGCCAGTCCAATGTTCATGCGGACATAACTCGATGGATTGAATCCGGCTTTGGCGTTGTAAGCATATGCGGAGGAGCCTTTGTGCATCGCTACATTCTCCTGCGGCAAACCGTATTGATTGGCAAGATTGATTAATGCAGCGTTTCCTGCTACGGACTTAACGCCAGCAGATCCCTTCTTAGCTCGTCGAGTTCCGCCAAATTGCTGAAAGGATGGTGACAGCTTTTTGATGGCTTTAGTCACGCATGACTTGAGGTATCCAACACTACCAGCAGCGCGACGGCGTAAAGCTCCAGCAGCCTTTCGCATATCTGCACCGTAGAGACCGGGTTTTCCAGCCTTCGCGTTCTTGGCTTGCGCGATTAAATGAACCACTCGTAGCTGTCGAGATTTACCAACTCTCTTGCCGGTCTTCTTGTCAAAGCGATCCGCTCCAACAGGTCTGTTAAAGTAATCGAGAATCTTGTTACGAGCCGCTTGGGGAGACTTTGGAGGGAGCAAGCAATAGAGCCGCAGCATCAGATAGAACGTGCGAGCGTTGACCGCATCAGCAAGTGACCGCTTTGTCTTCGGGAGGTACTCCTTCCACGCAGCGTCAAACCTCGACGTATCAACTGTTACGGTTGGAGTCATTTGGTTTTAGAGCCAAGTTCAAGCGCGTAGTAAGCTCCAGAGCCATCTCTCTTTGCGGACATAATCCGCATTTGGCGACCATCGTAAATGAGGAGTCTGCCCACCACCGGAATCATTTTCCCGAAAGTCAGAAGCAATCGGTCAGTGTTCTCTTGCAATAGCAAGCTCCCGCTCTCTTGCAAAAGCCGGTCAGCGGTGGAACCAACGTCACAAGACCAGACCGCAGCGTCAACGGTTACCAATGTTGAGTCAGCTAGTCGCCAGTCAGAAAACTTAACCAGCACTCGCGCTTGAACGTTATCTTGAAACCCACCGGAGATAACCGAGTTAGCATCAGTAATTGCAGCGGGTAGACAGCGTACCAGCACTCCCTGCCAAAGAAACGACGGGTTTCCCATCGCGCTTTGTAGCACAGACATCCCCAACTGGAGACTAGTGGCTATTAGGTTCACGAAGTGAAATAAGTGCCACTGACAATGAGTCGGGAGGTTGCTTGTAGGTGATCAGCAAGAGTAAATGCGTCTCCATTCTCAAAATGCGAAAGCTCGCAATAGCTGGTGCCGTTGATAGCTCTAGCTATCACAGCGGTTTTGGCTTGATTGGTCCCGTTATCAAGCCAGACAGAAAACGCTGCTTCGTACAAAACCGG